TACATAATCAAAATCATACTTCTCTTTATATCTTTTCATAGATCTGATACCTGCTTCATCATTATCAAACAAAACAAATATCTTTTTATACTTTGTCATTATACTTTTGAGCATGCTCTCTGGTATCAAAGTATTCTCACTGTCAGGTGCAATTGACTCTGCATCATTCAACTTAAGTCTCTCAAAAGTCATTAAGTCTTTTAGTGAAGATGTAATTACAAGATACTTTTTATCATATTTCAATTGATCAGATCCTTGGATGTAGTTCTTAACCTTAATAAACTTCTTATCAGAAACTTTAGGTTGATAAACTTTATACAATGTACCATCATCTTTGAAGTAACCATATAGACTAAGACCTTTAATAGTTATAGAACTTTCCTTACCATTATTATCTTCTTTAGTCATCACATAGTACTGCAATGGGGCCACATTATACTTTTCAAGAAGCCTGGAGCCAATATTAAACTTAGTCCAATACTTTTGATCAATTGTTGTCCAATGTCTGATTTCATAATCAGTTACCTTATATCTACTATGAACTTTATATTCTTGTATAGGATTACAATCATTGTTTAGAACATACTGATTATAGTCTTGAATAATTTTCATAGCAGATTGTCCCCGTGTAAGGCCAAATAAAATTTTTACTAGCTCAACAGAGTCACCACCGTTACCAGAAGAGAAATCTTTAAAACAATATCTTCCTGTAGTAGCATTAAGATAAATGCACATTGAAGGAATACGCTCTCTTGTATTAACTATAGATCTTATCTTTACATCTTGACCATCAAGTGTTTCAGATAATCCTAAGTAATGTTCAAAAGCCCATCCTGTAGGTATATCTTTTAAATCAGAAATTAAATTTTTAATTGAAATCATAAAGTTATTTTAAACAATAAAAGGGAGCCATTACTGACTCCCTCTTTGAGTTAGTAGTTTAGCAGCTACTAGTCTAGGTTAAAGTCAGCACTTGTTTTTGTAGATACAGTCAAATCATCATCATCACCAAAAGATTCAACAGGCTTGTTCTCAATCTTTCTTAAATGTTTTGATTCATCATATTCTAAGATACCATTTTCACTTGTACCATAAGCATATTTTCTATTTTGCGCTTTTGCAAACCAACAGTCATATGCTATATAACCTGATTTATTTTCATATTCTTTACCTGCAAGACATGTATGTAAATATTTATCTTGATATGGTGCGGTTTCATTGAATGCTTTTACAAAGTCTTCAATTGTTTCATGCTTATCATCTTGTTCTGCAAACCAATCTGTAATTCCAAGAGCAGTAGATAAGTTCTTTATGAACATTAAGACTGATCTATCTCTCTGAATTTTAATACCTGATTTAGTTTCTCCATCAGCAAATGCATATTGACTTGCTTTTACTCTTCCAATCTGACCAGCATAGTGACCTTTGCTTTCATCATTTCTATCTTTCATGAAACCTTCAAATCCTTCTATAGGTTTAGTTTCCATTTCTAACATAAGATGAAAAGCATTTTCTATAAATCTAAACTCTTCTAATCTTACACTGTTAATTTTCAATTCATGATTTCCTGGTCCAAATGTTTTGGGCATTCCGCTACTTCCACTTCCTGTGGACAAATCTGTTGTACTTAAAGCCATTGATTTTTGTTTTTTTAGTTATTAATTAATTACTTGTATATTTTATTCCAGTGAGTTTTTATCTCACCCTTGTCATTCATTTCAGAAACTACTATTTCTTCATTTCTTAAGTGGTCTGGTCTAGCGCCACATGTTACATTATCATTATTCTTAAAATTGATAACAGTTTGATTACCTTTTCTAAACATGTAACCAATAGCATCTGCATTAGCACATATAAGAGATTTTATTTTACCTGTCAAATCAATATTTGCAGACATAACCATCTCACCTTTATCATCTACAACTTTGTCTTTAATGTGACCTGATAAAATAATGTGGGGTGCTAATGTATCAATAAAATCTAAAACTTGAAAGAAAGCTTGACGAATATATAAATATCCTGCACCATTTGGCAATGTAGTCACATCAGTTCCATCATAGTTTTTACCCATAGGGGTTTTTCTATAAAGTTTAATTGCTAATGGCATTACCATAGCTTCTAATGCAGTTACTGTATCTACTGTAACATAATCATAAGGTTTGTCAGCATCCTTTATGGCTTTACCTGCATCAAGCAGCTCTTGAAGATTATCAATTTTAATTTTTAATGCTTCAACATACTCACTGCCATTCTCTAAGTCCAATATAAGATTGTTCTTCAAGCCTGCAAATGCTGTAGTTTTACCTGTTTTAGGTTTGCTATAAATTATCAACCTCTTAGGATTGACTCTTTCTACTTTTACTTTTTTTGTTGGAAGTACTATACTCATTTTTTATTTAATTTGGTTTCTATTTTTTCTAATGAAATTGCTATTCTTTCTAAAATCTTAATCCATTCCTGACCATCCTTAGTAATTTTTTCAACTGTTTCTTCATCTGTTTTCCAAGGAACATAGTTAGGATCTTCTTCCTCTTTCTTCTTTAACCCTACATCAAGATATTCTTCAGTAAAGTTTGGGAAGTCAGCAGGTTTAGTCTCCACTTCTTGTTTAGGAGGATTCTTTAAATAGTCTTGATAAGAATTATAAGGTATTTCTTTACCTGTTTTCTTATCAATAGCGAGTAATTCTTCAATAGGAATTACATATACTTCATAATCATTACCCGACTTACTAGTCTTTTGTTCTAGAGGATATTCCTCTGCATAAAACGGATTATGCTTTAGTTTATACAATGTATGGTTAACATCTTCTGATACCCCATTAAAATCACTAAGTTCTGTATAGATGTCTCTTCCTTGCTTTAATTCATTAGGAAAGAATTGCATCTTAAGCGCTTCTCCAGGAGGAGCCCACGCAGACTTAGCAATAAAATAAGGGTCAGTTATCTGCAACCTCTTAAATGTAGGCAAGTGTGTTGCCATAAGAATCTTTTGATTCTCTTGTCTTGTAGTCATATTTGCATTTTGTTATTTTGTGTTGGTGTATTCATCTCTACTATTCTTATAGTATCTCTATCTAACTTAAAGAAACTCATTCTAGTATCACCATTTCTACATTTTAAGAAATGAAATACAAGAGTTTCTGGATCAGTAATTTGTATTCTTTCTGGGCCATAATATCTGATCTTTCTAGCAGCAGGTTTATTAATACCAACTACTACATCAGCATGTTGCAATAATGCATCAGCGCCAAATAAATCAGAATCTAAAACATAGTTACCATATGTACCTTCCATAGCACGTTTAGGGTCATCAATGTTTCTATTTAACTGACTTAAGATTACAAAAGTAAGCGGATACGTTCTTTTCATAAGTGTTAGTGCTTCACCAAGATTATATAGCATTTCAAATCTATCTTTCTCATGCTTATCTTTTTTAAATAAGGCTGAGTGATCTACTGTTACTAATAATTTTGGGTATATTTTCTTACCATCTTTTTCAACAACATGTTGTTTAAAATGATAATCTATACTTGCACAAAATTCATTAACAGTACACGGTCTATAAATAGAGAAGACTCTATTATTACTATTTAGTGTACTTGTGTATTGTTTACATTTTTCATAAATTTCTTCTTGTAAAGGTTCATATTTACTATGTAAAATACCATAATCTTTTTGAGTTATAGCAGAGAATGCTCTCATACCAAGAGTTTTCTCAGGCATCTCAAACTGAAACTGCAAGACATGAAAGTTTTGATCTTGATTAAGAGCAATAACTTCTGTAACAAGCTGCTCCATAAATAAGGTTTTACCAACACCAGGTCTCGCGCCAACTACAGTTAGAGTATTCCACTCTAAACCATTTAGTGTAGCATCATTAAACTTTGGCCATGCTGTTATAAGACTTTTAATTCTACCGTCCATTCTCCCTCTCATTTCTAAGAGAGCTTTCTCATAAGCACGTACTTTACTAATAGCCTTTAAAGGCTTTGCACCATTGAATTGTTCCAAATTATACTATTTTTTCTTTGAATATGTCTTCTTCTTCATTAGGGCCTTCATAATTTAACATATCACAGTAAGTGGCCAGATCTGACTCAAATGATTTATCTGAGCCTTGTTTTCTAATAAAGTATTGGGATGTTCTCATATATTCATAATTTTTCATACTATACTCAAGAACATACTTTCTAGTAGCTTTTAATATAGTTTCCCATGTGTAATCATAATTTTCAAAGAACCATCTAAAACCTGATTCTAGATTTTTTACATTAGTTCTTGCATATTTACCACTTCCAAGCTTTCTAGCAGGAAATAAAGAATTGTATAACTTTATGTTAATATCAAAACTATCTCCCATTAAATCTTTAGAAGTTTTCTTCTTACTTTTTCTAAAATAAGAGCTTATCTCCTCCATAAAGATAAGGCTTTTACTAGTTAATTGCAAGTCCTCATTGACCCAACCTTCACTTTTTAATCTGTATATTTCTAGATCTGGATTAGCTAAAGATTTAGATACAGATACTTTGTTCTTTACACAGTGTAATACATATAAAGAGTTAGGTGTTAGCTTTTCTTTTATTAGTTTATTAAATATTTCATCCATATTACCAAGTTAAGGAAAAATTATTATTGTCTTTTAAAATCTTTTGAACATCTGTAAAAACATTTTTACAATCCCACTTTTGTCCCTTATTATATACAGCACTTGCTGGATGACTAATCAGAAATTTATAATTCATATCATGTACTGTATCTTTCCACTCATGTGCTTGTTTACCCATATAGATATACACTAGTCCTGTATGACCAAATGTAAGATGATCAAATAGATGGGCTAGGAACGGCTTCCATATAGGATAATGTTGTCCTACTTTACCCACAGTAGTTGTAAGTGCAGTATTTAACATCAATACGCCTTGGTTAGCCCACCGTGTAAGATCTGGATCATGTGACTGACCTACTCCATCATATACAGTCCTATTTACCTCATCTAAAATAAACTTTAAGCTTGGTTGCTGCTCCATAGTATTGCTACAACTAAATGCAATACCATCTGCTACACCTAATTTAGGATAAGGATCTTGTCCTACTACAATTACTTTAAGTTCATCATAAGGACATTCCTCAAATGCTCTAAATAGTTGACTTAGTTTAGGAGTAAATCTTTTACCATCTTTAGATAACGTTACTAGTTTTTTAATTATGTCTTCAAAATCAGAACTAAATATAAAAGATTTAAGAGGTTTACTCCAACCTGATGGTTCTAATTTTTTAAATATTTTTTGTTTAATATCTTCTATGTCTATGGTTTGTGTCATATTTTGTTTATATTTGGTAAAAATTGTTATGCCAAAAATAGTTCAGCAAATAAAAAATGATGCTTTATTAAATCTAAAAGTTAATAAAACATATTATCTAATGGTAAAAAATCTATCATTATATCTTTTTTC